AACTTAATCATGCCTTATTCTAAAAAACAAATGAAGATCGCTAGAGTTGCAGAACCTAGAGATAAAATCACAAGAGAAGATCTTATGCTTCTTCGTAAATCTAAAAAGAAAAAGAAAAAGAAAAATGGCTAAATTTATTTACAAAGTCCTCAACAAAAATAACGACATTATTGAAGGCAGCTTTGGTACTAAAAAAAAAGCTAAAGACTTTATTGAAGAAGAAGAACCAGTTGAAGGTATGTACCAAATAATTCTTGAAAAGGTACAAAAGAAAAAAAGTAGAAACCAACTTAAAATCAAAAAAGCATAAGATGGCAAAACTTAATCTTTCACAGATGAAAAAGCTGAAGGCACATTCAGTTCATCACACAACCAAGCATATGAATCTTATGAAAAAGCTTATGCGTGAAGGTAAAACATTTAAAGCTGCACATACTGCTGCACAGAAACAAGTAGGCAAATGAGTCTTACAAGATGGTTCAAAGAAAAGTGGGTTGATGTTAAAACAGGTAAAGACTGTGGACGTACTAAAGGAGATGGACGTCCTTACCCTGCTTGTAGACCTTCTAAAAGAGTTAGTAGTGAAACACCAAAGACAAGAAGTGAATTAAGTAAAGAAGAAACAACAAGGTTTAAAAAAGAAAAAACTAGCAGCAAAAGAATTACTAAAAATTTTAAAAGGAGGAATCAAAATAGAAAAAGGTTAAAGATTGCATAACAGTGTTATATTTTAGATAGCTTACATTTTTTATGGCAAAAGGAGTTTCTCTACGCAAAGAGCATAAAAATCCTACAGGAGGCCTTAATGCTAAAGGTAGAGATTATCTTAATGCTAAGACAGGTAGTAACTTGCAAGCACCTGTCACAAAAAAAAGTGGTCTTTCTCCCAGACAGAAAGCCAGAAGAAAATCTTTCTGTGCAAGAATGTCAAAGGTAAAAGGACCATTAAAGAAAGATGGTAAGTTAACACGCAAAGCCCTTGCACTACGCAAGTGGAATTGCGGTTCAGTATAAACTTAACAAAACGAAAATCTTAATATCAAAAGTGCCTGATGCGTCAGATAACACTTGAGAGAACAGACAGTAGTGAAGTTAGTTTCTC